GCTGCCCGCTGCGGGCCGAGGCCTGCAGCGCGATCAGCGAGCGCTTGCCCAGGCGTTCGGCCCAGTACGGCGCCAAGGCCGGCCGCATCAAACGCGGCGCCATGTTCGGCAAGATCCGGCAGGCCAAGCATCTGCGCGTGCGCGGCAGTGCCAGTGAGGCGGCGGTGGGCTTCGCCGGCCGCGTCTCGCGCATCGCCCGCATTCACCAAGAAGGCCGCACCGATACCGTGAGCAAGGGTGGCCCTCGCGTCACCTACGCGCGACGCGTGCTGCTCGGCTTCACCACTGCCGACGAACAGCTGATCCGCGAACTGATCCTCGATCACCTGCAGGCCATATAGCGTAAGCGGCGGCGCTACATGCCGCATTCCACGGCCTCGCGCGCGCGCGATGGGAATCTGGACCGGACCCATCAGCCGGTGCATCCGTGTCCTCCTTTACCGCCATCGAAGTCGATAAGCTGCCGGCGCCGGATATCTTCGAACAGCGCACGTTCGAGGCCATCTTGGCCGAGCGCCTGGCCGAGTTCCGCCGCCTGTGCCCCGACTACACCGCCCTGGTCGAATCCGATCCGGTGATGAAGCTGCTGCAGGCCAGCGCGTACCGCGAGCTGGTACTGCGTGAGCAGTTCAACCAGCGCGCACGCGGCCTGCTGCTGCCCTACTCCATGGGCGCCGATCTGGACAACCTCGCGGTGCCGTTCGGCGTGCAGCGCAAGCTGTTGAAACCGGCAGATCCGAAGACCAACACCCCAGCCGACTACGAGAACGACGCCGCATTCCGCCGTCGCATCCAGCTGGCGCCGGAAAGCCTGTCGGTGGCCGGCCCCGAAGGCGCTTACATCTTCCACACGCTCTCGGCGCACCCGGACGTTCTCGACGCCAGCGTGGCCAGCCCTTCGCCGGGCAAGGTGGTGGTCACGGTCCTGTCGCGGCAGGGCAATGGCACGCCCTCGGCCGATCTGTTGAAGATCGTCGAGGCCGCGCTGCTCAACGACAACGTGCGCCCACTGACCGACTACGTGACCGTGGCCCCAGCCACCGTCAAGCCATTCGAGATCCGCGCACGACTGGTGACATTCAACGGCCCTGATAGCGCCCTGGTGCTGGCCGAGGCACGTCGCCGCGTGACCCTGTTCCTGCAGCAGACACAGCGCCTGGGCCGCGACGTGCCGCTGTCGGCGCTCTACTCGGCCCTGCACGTTGACGGCGTGCACCGCGTGCAGCTGATGGCGCCCACGGCGGATATGCCGGTGGACGCGCAGTCAGCGCCGTTCTGCACCAGCGTGGTGATCGAACACGGCGGCACAGATGCCTGACACCGCATCCCTCCTGCCACCCAACTCGACGCGGCTGGAACGCGCGGTGGAACGCGCCGACGCCCAGCTGTCGGGCGTGCCCATGGTTCACGACACGCTTTGGAACCCGTGGAACTGCCCGGCCGAGTTCCTGCCGTTCCTCGCGTGGAGCGTGTCCGTCGATACCTGGGACAGCGATTGGCCCGAGCGCATCAAGCGCGCCCGCATCGCCAGTTCGTTCCAGATCCAGCGGCATAAGGGCACCGCCAAAAGCATCGCAGACCTGGTCGCCAGCTTTGGCGGTCAGGTCCAGATCCGCGAGTGGTGGCAGTCCACGCCACAGGGCCAGCCGCACACCTTCGACCTGTTTCTAACCATCAGCGGCGACGGCGGTCAGGACTCATCAGCCGAGTTCGTGCACCAGATCGTTGACGCCGTAAACCGCACCAAGCCGGTGCGCTCGCACTTCACTTTCACCCAAGGCATTCAGGCCGACAGCCAAGTCGGAGACGTCGCAGGTGCCCGAGCGGCGGTCTACCGCCGCCTGACGATGACCGGAGATTGACCCCCCATGCGCATGAAGATCACCACTGCCGGCCGCGCCAAGCTGGTCAACGCCACCAACACCGGCACCAACACGGTGCTGATTTCCCACATCGGCCTCACTGCCACCGGCTTCACCCCTACTGCGGCCATGACGCAGCTACCGGGCGAGTTCAAGCGCATGACCACCTTCGGTGGCAAGTCCGTCGCGGCCGATACCATCCACGTCACGCTGCAGGACAGCGGCGCGGAGAAGTACACACTGCGTGGCTTCGGGCTGTACCTGTCCGATGGAACGCTGTTTGCGGTATACGGCCAGGCCGACGCGATCATGGAGAAGGCCACCATCTCCACGCTGCTGCTCTCGGCCGACGTGACGTTGGCCGACATCGACACCGCGCAGATCAAGTTCGGCAGCACTGAGTTTCTGAATCCGCCGGCCACTGAATCGGTCGCCGGCGTTGTAGAGCTGGCGGACGGGGCCGAAACCACCAACGGTGCCGATGCGGTTCGAGCGGTGACGCCGCGCGGTTTGAAGACCGCGCTCAACAACCGTTTCGGCGGCGAGGCTCCGACACCGTTCGTCAAGACATTGCTGTCACTGGCCACAGCCGCGGCTATCCGGACTGCCCTTGAAGTAAAGGGCGCCGCGCTGAAAGACATGGGCCACGGCAAGGGGCTGGATGCCGACACGCTCGACGGGAAGCACGCATCTGATTTCCCCCAGGTCGGTGAAGTCCAGACTTCCTACCTGATCGCCACCAACAGTGCGCAGAAGCGTTGGATTAAGCTGGGCACGCTTCTGTGGGCCGGGAGCGGCGCGAGCATCGTAATGCTTGAAATCACCTGCGGCGGTATCGGTGGACGCCGTTTTGTTACTGACTTCGTCTCGGCGTCGACACGCGGCTACGACACCTGGCTGACTGCGCTAACGCCGGCTCATGTAGACGCGATGGTCTACCCGGCACGACTGGGCGGTTCTGACGCCCTCAACGACAGTGCGCGTTACGGGATGGTCCTAACTCGGAACAGCGCTGGCGTCTCCACCGGAGTCGAACTGTGGATGTTGCAGGGAGGCTACAACCACGGCCACCGCGTGCGGCCAGTGAATGTCTTGAATGCCACCTATCACGGCGTCAAAGAGTTCGAGACTGTCGAACCAAGCGGAATCGTCTATGCAACCGTCGAGCCGGTCGCATCTGTCTCGGATCTGCGGCGCCTGGTCGAAGTCACCGAGAACCGCTGGGGCCGCCGACAGACTTTTGCCCTGGGCCTGACCCTGCCCAGCGACCAGACCATCGACCTCGGGAAGGGCGGTGGCGGCTTGCGTGGAACGGACACCGGCAGCGTCGTGCTGGCGGCAGGCGCAGGCGACACGGGCGAAGCCGGTGGATATGTCTACCTGCGTCCCAATGGCTCCGCCAACGCCGCCGGGCAGCTGGCCGTTTACAAGAACGGATTCACTGAGATGGCTGGCGCCCGAATTGGTACGGGGACCGGCGATGGACGCGTGCTGTGCGAGTTCTACTCCGAACGACCATGGCAGGTCCGACAGTCTGGCACCGAAGGCAATACCGCCCTGGAGTTCTTTGACACGTCTGGTGGGAAGGAGATCCGCTTCACTACCACCGCGAACGGCAACAAGATTTCGCTCAATCCAACGGGAAGCTGGATCTATGCTGCCGAATTCAAGGGCAAGCTCACCGGCAACGCAGACACGGCCAGCAAGCTCGCTGCGCCGCGCACGATCAATGGCACCGCATTCGATGGCTCTGCCAACATCGTGAGCACGGCATGGGGCGCTTCACGCAAGGTGACCATCGGCAACACCGCCAAGGATGTAAACGGTGGCGTGAACTTCGGGTGGACGCTGGCCGAGATTGGCGCCGGATCGGCTGCAGACGTTGCGGCGCGTGTTGCCTTTGCCCCGCGAACGCAGGACGGCGATGCTTGGCTCGCAGCATACGACACCTATCGGGCGCACCTACGCTCGGGCGCCGACGACAGTTCGATGCCGTCTACCTACACGAATGCCGTTTCGCTGCCGACATACGACAATTCACGCGGCATCGCTATCGCCACTGCGTTCAGTAATTCAAACCGCTTCTGGCTGCGTGGCCGCCATGATTCTGCAGGCACTACGCCAGAAGCGCGATGGAAGCCGTGGGCCGAAGTCTGGACGAACGCCAACTTCACACCAGGCGACAAGCTAGATCGGGCTGGTGGCAGCATGAGTGGCACGCTGCAGTTCAGCAACACCAGCGCATTGCGCTTCAACGCAGCGGGGCCAACATACTTCCAAGGCCCGGAAGGCGCGGGCGACAACGTGATGAACTTCACCCGCGACGGCAAGGCCGATTACACGGTGAACGTGTTTGGCTCGCTGACCGTGGGCGGGAAGCGTGTGTGGGATACCGGCAACTTCGCTCCCAGCACCAAGGCCAACCGCATCCCCGGCCAGGTGATCATGTTCGCAGGCAAGAGCGCGCCGGCGGGCACCCTGCTGTGCGACGGCGCCGCCGTGTCGCGCACCACCTACGCCGAGCTGTTCGCCGCCATCGGCACGCTGTACGGCGCAGGCGATGGCAAGACCACGTTCAACCTTCCTGCGATGCTGGAAGGCACCGTGGTCACCCACACGCAGAAGCCGGATACCGTCGGTACCGCCACCAACGGTGAGGTGATCCGACACGCGCATGGCGCATCGTCCGCCAGCGCCGGAACCCACACCCACACCATCTCGGTGGCGGGCGGTGGTGCCCACTCGCACAGCGCCAGCGCTGCAGCTGCAGGCGAGCATGCCCACGGCGCATGGACCGACCAACAAGGCCACCACGGTCACACCGGCGGCACCTCGGCATCTGGCGATCACCAGCACATCAGTCCCTTCGGCGATCAGATGCCGTATCCGTGGGGGCAGTACGGCAACCTGGATCAGACGGGCACGCGTGCCAGCGGCGTCGATCACGACAACAGCTGGCCTCTCACTAGCCCCAGCGGTAATCACTCCCACTCATTCAGTACCGACGGTGCTGGTGTCCATGCCCACAATATCGGCATGAACAACGCCGGCAACCACACCCACACCATTTCCATCGCGCAGGTGGGCGATCACGGCCACAGCGCATCGGCCGCAGACAGTGGCGCGCATACCCACGCGGTCACGGTGAACAACACCGGCGGCGACCGCAACCTGCCGGCCGGTCTGCGGATGATCTACTGCATCAACTACTGAGGAACGGATCATGCCCAACGAAGCCCGCTTTGCCCACGCCTTCGATCCCGCCAACCGCGCCTATATGGGCCCTGTGCGCCTGCAGCCGTCGCCAGACGGCATCTGGCACCTGCCCGATGGCACGGTGGACGTGGCCCCCACACAGACCGCTGGCCAGTGCCAGGCCCTGCGCCTGGCTGATGACGGGAGCCGCTGGGAGCTGGTGGCCGACTTCCGCAACCGCATGCTATGGGACACGCGCACTGCGATGGCCGTCCCCAATCGGCTCGCGCTCGGCGAGCCCTTGCCGAGCGGCGTCACGCTGGCCGAGCCATTCCGTCTGGATGGCACCACGCCGCAGTGCAACGCTTGGGACGTGGGCCGTGCCGAGTGGACGCTGCAGCCCGACTACAGCGGCCGGCCGATCTGGAACAAGGCCGATGGCAGCTTCGCCGCTCCGCTGCAGCGTGGCCAGCCGCTACCCGCCACCGTGACCGATCACGCTCCGCCTATGCAGCGCAGCGGGCCGATCACCTATGACGAAGGCGCAAGCGCATGGGTAGCGGCCGCTACCAGCAACGAGGCTGCTGCACAGCCAAGCTGATGCCACCCCGTCACACGGCGGTGCGATCCGCTCGCCCGCCGTTGTAACGGTCCCATCTACCGCCCGCGCTCCGTGCGCGCGCGAGGGACCGCCAGGAACATGGGGGCATGGATAGCGCCCTGCCCCAACAGATCAACAACCTGCTGCGCGACGGTGTGGTGACCGAGGTCGATCACGCCCGGCACCTATGCCGCGTGCAGACGGGCGAAGCGCACACCGACTTCCTGCCGTGGTTCAGCGCCGCCGCCGGCGAGCTGCGCACCTGGGCACCGCCGAGCAGTGGCGAGCAGGTGGCGCTGCTGTGCTGCGATGGCGACCTGGCCAACGCCATCGTGCTGCGCGGCTTGTACTGCGAGCAGTTCCCGGCGCCGTCGACCAACCCCAACCTGACCCTGATCCAGTTCAAGGATGGCGCCGTGGTCAGTTACGACCACGCCGCGCACGCCCTGTCGGCCGTTCTGCCCGCTGGCGGAACCGTCGGCATCACCGCTGACGGCGGAACCACGATCACCGGCCCGGTGACGATCAAGGGCGCCACCAGCATCGAAGGCAAGGGGACGATCACCGGCAAGGGGGAGGTGTCCGACGACGTGGTCGCCGCCGGCATCAGCCTGACCAAGCACAAGCACCCCGGCGTGCAGCCGGGCGGTGGCTCCACCGGGGCGCCGGCATGATCGGCATGGACGCCCGCAGCGGCGCGTTCAGCGATGACCTGGCACACCTGCGCCAGTCCATCGCCGACATTCTGACCACCCCCATTGGCTCGCGTGTGCAGCGTCGCGAGTACGGATCGCTCCTGCCGGAGCTGATCGACCAACCGTTCAACGACGAAGCCCGCCTGCGGCTGTTCGGCGCCACCGCCACCGCGCTGATGCGTTGGGAGCCGCGCATCAGTCTGACCCGTATCGACCTGGTCCACGGCGACGTGGCCGGCTCGTTCGTCCTCGACCTGCAGGCCCAGCTGGCCACGCCGAGCGGCGCATCGCGCAACACCCGCCTTTCCGTACCACTCCGCTTTCCCACCCCTTAACCGCAGGAGAAGCCCATGGCCACCAACGGCTACCACCACGGCGTGCGCGTCATTGAAATCAACGGCGGCACGCGCCCGATCCGCACCGTCTCTACCGCCGTGATTGGCGTTGTCTGCACCGGCGAGGATGCGGACAAGGACGCCTTCCCGCTGGACCGCCCGGTCCTGATTACCGACGTGCTGAGCGCTGTCGGCAAGGCAGGCAAGACCGGCACCCTGCGCGGCACGCTGCAGGGCATCGCTGACCAGGGCAACCCGATTGTGGTTGCGGTGCGTGTGGCGAGCGCCGGCAATGACACCGACACCACGGCCAAGGTCATCGGTGCCGCCGAAGGTGGCCGCTTCACCGGCCTGCATGCGCTGCTGGTGGCACAGGCCCAGCTGGGCGTGCGTCCGCGCATCTTGGGCGCGCCGGGGCTGGATACCCAGCCGGTCACCGCTGCGCTGGCCATCGTCGCCAAGAAGCTGCGCGCGATGGTCTACGCCAGCTGCGCTGCGAGCGCCAACGTGTCCGAAGCCATCGCCTACCGCGAGCAGTTCGCCGACCGTGAAGTGATGCTGATCTATCCCGACTTCATGGCCTTCAACACCGCCACCGCATCTACCGGCATGGCCTACGCCGTCGCCCGTGCGCTGGGCGTGCGCGCCATGACCGACCAGCTGCAGGGCTGGCACAAGTCCATTTCCAACGTGCCGGTGGCAGGCGTGACCGGCATCAGCCGCGACGTGCATTGGGATCTGCAGGACCCCAACACCGACGCCGGTCTGCTCAACGCGGGCGATGTGACCACCCTCATCAACTCCAACGGCTACAAGTTCTGGGGTTCGCGCACCTGCAGCGATGACCCGTTGTTCCAGTTCGAGACGGCCACCCGCACCGCACAGATCCTGTCCGACACCATCGCCGAGTCCCGTCAGGTCTATATCGACAAACCGCTACACCCGTCGCTGATCCGCGATCTGCTGGAGAGCATCAACGCCAAGTTCCGCGAGCTGGTCTATGCCGGCTACCTGATCGGCGCCAACGCCTGGTACGACGAAGCCGCCAACGCGTCGCAGGCGCTGGCCGATGGCCAGCTGGTGATCGACTACGACTACACCCCGGTACCGCCGCTGGAAAACCTGCAGCTGAACCAGCGCATCACCGACCGCTACTTCGCCGATTTCCCGGCCCGCATCAGCGGCTAAGGCCGCATAAGGAACCAATGCCATGGCTCTGCCCAGCAAGCTGAAAAACCTCAACCTATTCAACGATGGCCTGAGCTACCTCGGCCTTGTCACCGAGTTCAAAGTACCCACGCTGACCCGCAAGATGGAGGAGTACCGAGCCGGTGGCATGCTCGGCCCCATCGAAATCGACCTTGGCCAGGAGAAGATCGAGGCCGAGTGGAAGTGTGGCGGCCTGATGCTCGACGTACTGCGCCAGTACGGCGCCGTCTCGCACAACGCGGTGCAGCTGCGCTTTGCGGCGGCCTACCAGCGCGAAGACACCGGCGAGGTGGATGCGGTCGAGATCGTCATGCGCGGTCGCCACTCCGAGATCGACGCAGGCACCGCAAAGGTGGGCGACGACACCGAGTTCAGCGTCAAGACCTCGGCCAGCTACTACAAGCTGACCGTCAACGGCCGCACCGAAGTCGAGATCGACATGGTCGGCATGATCTTCGTGGTCAACGGTGTTGACCTGCAGGCTGCCGTCCGCCGCGCCATCGGCGCCTGATCCCATCCCCCCATGCCCAGCCGCTCTCACGGCTGGGCCAACCCTGTGAGAGATGCACATGAATACCGAATCCAACACCAGCACCACCGCCGACGAAACCACCGGCACCAACGTGATCGTGCTCGAAACCCCCATCCAGCGCGGCGAGCAGGTGATCCGCTCCGTCCGCCTGCGCAAGCCGACCGCTGGTGACCTGCGTGGCATCAAGCTGTTCGACCTGGCACAGATGGACGTGACTGCGCTGACCACTGTCCTGCCGCGCATCAGCCAGCCGATCCTGACCACTGCCGACGCCGGCAAGCTGGAACCGGCCGACCTGATCGAGATCGCCCGCGTCATCGGTGATTTTTTCGTGCCGAAAGCGGAGAAGGAATCCCTGCCTGCGTAGAGGATCTGATGGCCGATATCGCGGTGATTTTCTCCTTCACCCTCACCGAGCTGTCGGCCCTCTCCCTGTCTGAACTGATCCAGTGGCGCCAGCGCGCCTATGAACGAAGTGGAGCTCAGCAGTGATACAGTCCGCCCATGGACACCCTTATCGCCATCGTCTTTGCACTGTTCCTGCTGGCCACGGTCGGCGGGCTGCTGGTGTGGGCGTTCAGCGCTGGATGCCGCTTCCTGGCCGCGCTGGTAGCCGATCCCACGGACACCACGACGCCGTAACACGCGCATCGGTTGTCGTCGCATGAGCGGCGGCAACCTTCGCCTGCAGGTGGTGCTGGAAGCGCTCGACCGCGCCAGCGCCCCGTTCAAGAAGGTCATGGCCGGCAGCAAGGGCCTGTCCACCGCCCTGCAGGAACAACAGACCAACCTGCGCCGCCTCAATGCCGCCCAGCGTGACGTTGCGGCCTACCGCCAGCAGCAGCAGGCGGTGCGCGCCACCGAACAGAGCCACCTGGCCGCGCAGCTGCGCGTCGCCGCTCTGGCCCGTCAGATCCAAGAGGCTGGCACCCCCACCCGCAAGCTGAGCCGCGAGTTCGCGCAGGCCAAGGCTGCAGCTGCACAGCTTAAGGGCCAGCACCAGCAGCAGTCGGTGGAGCTGCAGCGCCTGCGTGGGAGTCTGGACCGCGCCGGTATCAGCACGCGGCAGCTGGGGACACATGAGCGCAAGCTGCGTGGCGAAATCGCCGCAGTCTCGACGCAGATGGAGGCCCAGCGCACCCGATTGGCCGCGCTCGATGCGGCGCAGGCCCGTAGCCGCAAGATCCACAGCGCCGGCATGAACGCGGCGGCACATGGCACCGGCGTGGCGTTGACTGCGTTCGGCGCCCTGCGTGCGCAGACGCTGCCCATCGCGCAGGCCATGAGCTTCGAGTCGGCCATGGCCGACGTGAAAAAGGTGGTCGACTTCGACACACCGGACGGCTTCGAGAAGATGGGCCGCGACATTGAGGAACTGTCGCGCCGCCTGCCCATGGTGCCCACCGACATCGCCAAGATCGTCGCCGCCGCCGGCCAGGCCGGCATCGCCAGCAACGAGCTGACCCGGTTCGCCGAGGACGCGGCCAAGATGGGCGTGGCCTTCGACACGACGGCCGAAGACGCCGGCCAGACGATGGCCACATGGCGTACCGCATTCCGTATGGGTCAGGACGACGTTGTCGTGCTGGCCGACAAGATCAACTACCTGGGCAACACCGGCCCGGCCAGCGTCCAGAAGATCAGCGAGGTGGTGAACCGCATCGGTGCGCTGGGCGAGGTCGCCGGCCTCGGCAGCGGCCCGCTGGCGGCTCTTGGCGCCACCGTCGCTGGCATGGGCATTGAGTCCGAAGTGTCGGCCACCGGCATCAAGAACATGCTGCTCACGCTGTCCTCGGGCGAGGCGGCAACGTCTCGGCAGGCGGCCGCGTTCGACAAGCTGGGGTTGAAGGCCGGCGATATGGCCAAGGCGATGCAGGACGACGCCGGCGGCGCCATCCTGCAGGTGCTGGAAAAGCTAAAGCAACTGCCCAAGGCCGAGCAGGCTGCGACGATGACGCAGCTGTTTGGCCGCGAGTCGATCGGTGCGATCGCGCCGCTGCTGACCAACCTTGAATTGCTCAAGGGGAATCTGGGCAAGGTCGCTGACGAACAGAAATACGGCGGTTCGATGAACGCCGAATATGCCGCGCGTGTGGGCACGGCAGAGAACGGTTTGATCCTGCTCAAGAACAGCGCCACCGTTCTTTCACAGCGCCTGGGCAAGACCCTGCTGCCGACGGTCAAGGAACTGGCCGCGCGCGTGGCCAAGGTCGCCGACCGCATGGCCGAGTGGGTGACCAAGAACCCGCAGCTGGTGCCCACCATCGCCAAGCTGGCCATCGGCGGTACCGCCCTGGCCACTGCGCTCGGCGGTTTGCTGGTGGCCGGCGGCGTGGGTGCCATGGCGCTGACGCAGATCCACAAGGGCGTGATGCTGCTCAGTGGCGGCGGTGGCATCGGCCGGCTGGTTGGCCAGGTGCTGTCGCTTGGTGGCCGTGCGTTCCCGATGCTGCTCAATGTCGGCCGCATGCTGCTGCCGATGCTGGGCGGCATCAGCCTGCCGGTGCTCGCCATTGGCGCCGCCGTGGCGGTGGTTGCTGCGCTGGTCTGGAAATACTGGGAGCCGATCAAAGCGTTCATGATCGGTGTGTGGCAGGGCGTGCTCGATGTGGTCAATCCGATCATGGCCGAGCTGATGACCGCGCTGGAACCGCTGGGGCCGGTGTGGGCGCAGGTGTCCGATGCCATGGGCAAAGCCTGGGCATGGGTGCAAAAGCTGTTCACCCCCTTCAAGGCCACCAGCGAGCAGCTGCAGGGCGCCACCACCGCCGGCCGTGGATTCGGCCAGGTGCTGGGCCAGGTGCTGACCGTCAACCTACGCATGGCCGTGGTCGCTGTCGGCTGGCTGGTGAAAGCGTTCACCTTCATGCTGCCGATCATCCAGAACGCCGTCGGTGGCGCGTGGACGTACCTGCAGGGTGCATGGCAGCTGATCGTCGGCCTGTTCACCCTCAACGGGGACAAGATCCGGTCGGGCCTGACGGCCATGTGGGACGGCGCTAATCAAATCCTGCTCGGCTGGCCAGCGAGGATGATGCAAGCCGGCATCGATATGGTGCAGGGCTTGGTCAACGGCATCACGTCCAGCGGCAGCGCGGCGATGGATGCGGTGGCCAACATCGCCTCGGGCGTGATGGATCGCTTCAAGGGTCTGCTGGGCATCCACAGCCCGTCGCGTGTGTTCGCACAGTTCGGCGACTTCACCATGCAGGGCCTGGCCGGCGGCATCGACCGAAGCCAGGGCGAGCCGCTGCAGCAGGTGACCAGCGTTGGCGACCGCATCACGCAGGCCGGTGCCGGAATGGGCGAGCGCATGCAGCAGGCCGGCGTGGGCAACACTGCCGAGTCAGCAAGCCGCCTTGATGAACTGCGGCAGCGACGCACCGCCCGCAACGGCTCGGACGCTGATACCGAACGTGCTACCGCCAGCCGTGACCGCCTGCGTGCAGCAGTGGTTGGCGGCGAGCGCGTGACGCAGATCAGCGCCGGCATGATCCAACGCATGCAAGGTACTGCGCCCGAGAATGCCGGCCCCACCCGACGCATGCAGGGTGCTGCGGCCGAGAACAGCGGCCCCACCCGACTGGACCAGCTGCGCGAGCAGCGCATTGCACGCCTGGGCAACACCGCTGACACCGCACGCGCTACCGCCAGCCGCGACAAACTGCGCCAAGCATCGGCCGGATTCGCACTGGGCGCCGCTGCGTTGCCCGTCATGGCCGCAGCCGCTCCAGTGATGGCCCCGGCGGCTACGCAGCCCGCAGCGGGCAGCACAGGCGCTTCCAGCTACACCATCAACATCCAACCGCCGTCCGGCGCCGACTCCCGCGAAATCGCGGATCTGGTGCGGCAGGCCATTGAACAGATCGAGCGCGACAAGGCCACCCGACGCGGTGCCCGGCTCAGCGACTGAGGACCACCACCATGATGATGACTTGGGGCACGTTCGTGTTCTCCCTATCCACCGCCGCCTACGGCGAACTGCAGCGCCAGATGACCTGGCGCCACGCCAGCAGCGAGCGCGTAGGCGCCCGCGCCGCCCGGCAGTACGTCGGCCCCGGCGATGACACCATCAGCCTGCAGGGCACCATCGCCGGCGAGCTGGTGAACGATCTGCAGGTGCTGGACAAGCTGCGCGAGCTGGCCGACCAAGGCAAACCCCAGGCGCTGGTGGAAGGCACCGGGCGCGTCTACGGCGCGTACCTGCTGACCAGCCTCAGCGAGACGCGGCGCGAACTGTTCAGCGACGGCACGCCGCGCTTGATCGACTTCCAGATGCAGCTGGAACGCGACGACGATGGCGCCAGCGAGGCCATCGCATGAGGGCCAGTCCGTACCCGATCCCCGCGTGGCGGGTGATGCTCGATGGCCAGGATCTGACCGCCCGGCTTGCGCCGCGCCTGCTCGATCTGTCGCTGACCGAGAGCCGTGGCGACGAAGCCGATCAGGTGGATCTGCGCGTGCATGACCATGACGGGATGCTTGCCCTGCCGCGCCGGGGCGTCACGCTGCAGGTGGCCATCGGCTACGAGGGTAGCGGCCTGTTCGACAAGGGCACCTTCATAGTGGATGACGTGGAACACAGCGGCTCCCCGGACATCATCACCATTCGGGCGCGTTCGGCCGACCTGACCGGAGCCGTTCGCCGCCGCCGCGAACGCAGCTGGCACGACACCACCTTGGGCGACATTCTCGGCGCCATTGCCGGCGAACATTCGCTGCGTGCGTCGGTAGCCGCGGATCTGGCCAACGTGCCCATTCCACACCTCGACCAAGCCAACGAGAGCGATATCAACCTGCTGACGCGGCTCGGCAAACGCTTCGACGCGGTGGCCACGGTGAAGGCCGGAACGCTGATCTTTGCCCCCATCGGTGCAGGCACCACGGCCAGCGGCCAGCCGCTGCCCGGCGTGCGGATCACACGGGCATCCGGTGACCAGCACCGCTACAGCGTCGCCGACCGCGAGAAGTTCACCGGCGTTCGTGCCTACTGGGGCGACCGGCGCGCGGCGCGGCGCACGGGCGTGCTGGTGGGCACGTCCGATAACGAGAAGAAGCTGCAGGCGACCTACGCCACCGCGCAGGAAGCGCGGCAGCACGCAGAGGCGGAGTTCAAGCGGCTGGACCGGGGCACCGCGCAGCTGAGCTATCGGCTGGCCGTCGGCCGTGCGGATATCTACCCCGAGCAGACGGTCACAGTCAGCGGCTTCAAGCCGGAGATTGATGGCACCGACTGGCTGGTGGCCAAGACCACACACACCATCGACGGCAGCGGGGGCTTCGTCACCTCACTGGAGCTGGAGCGTGGTGGTGGATAGCTCGTTCTAGCCCCAGGGCGGGGAAACTTGCGCGCGTCCTTCGCTCTGTTAGGAGTAGCGATCGGAGTAGTAGTTGTTCCACAGAGCATCCTGCACGGAGGCTGCGATGCAATTGGAACTACTTTTCGCGATCAGCTTCTCGGCCAGTTCCAAGGGAACCAGGAAGCGATATGCGTCATTGGGTTCGATGGTGACTGGACAGCCGGTATCAAGGCCGGCAAGGATCGGCGACCAGCTGACCCAACCTAGGTACCGAGAGAAGTCTCTGTAGCGAAGTGCTTGCCAAACTCGCTGCCGCATTGTTCTCTTTCGGCGCTCATATAGAAGCGAGATGGCTATGAGCCGTACAGGATGCGCGGATTTGTTGCGTACGATTACGCATACACCTGAAGCTGTACCTTCAATGCCGTACAGCAAGTCAACCTTCACGCTCGGCCTCGCTCGGGCAACTGTCCATAGAAAGGTGAGGCTTGAGAGCACGGCGCCGTACACCGCCAGAATCTCGGTAATTTTCATTGCTTAGATCCTATTGATATGTCGCCCATGGCCTGATGAATGAAGCGAGCAGCGAGAGGTTTCAGGAAACGTGTGAGCACACCTACAACGAACAACAGTGCCGCGTGTGTAAGCGATGTACCGCAGGAATCGATGACCGCTGCCTGCGGGCTAGTGGCCTGCCAGATCGCCAGCACAATCAACGCGGTGGACAAAGGGCGCCCCGTTTCCGAGGGTGCCCTCACTGTTTCAGCCGGTGCGGAGCGATGATGCGCCGCATGTGGGCACTGCATCTGCACATCACCCGTAAACACCTGGCCGATCACAGCCCCTTCAAACACGGTATGACCACTGCACACGCACGCCGCCACACCACAGTTCACCTTTTCACCGCAACTCATAGTCCATTACACCGTATTGCGCGCCCCCAGCGGGCGCATCTTGCGGTGTGGTTAACGGCCTAAGTGGAGCGAGGCGTGAGCGTTATCGGCTGGGTTTCTTTGATCCTTTAGGTGCCTTGACAACAACCTTTTGCCCGCGCAGATCCACATCACCGCTGATCTGCTGGCCGATGCTGGTGTTCTCGAACGAGGTCCGGGGCGCAGTCGCTATCGCCGGTGCATTGCTACCAAGCGCGGCTAGCGCGGCCGCACGTGCTGAAGGTGACGCTTTGCGCCACGCGTCGAGCAGATCCGCATCTGCTTCGGACAGGCGTTCGCGACGCCCGACCAGCACATAGGCCAGATCCATGCCGAGTTCGTCGGCAGCAGCGAAGTAAGCGCCGCCGGGAAGGTGTGCATCTTGCTCGAACAGGATCTGAGTGCGCTTGGCAACACCGCAGGCCAGTCCCATGGCCTCCTGGGTCATGCCCAGACGCTTCCGTTCTTCTTTCAGGCGATTACCTACAGACACGCGATTTCCCCCTTGACAGGTGCAGTTAACTTCACCACCATTCCACCTAGAAATACACAGGGGAAACGGAATGAAAGCCCAACGACGTACCACTGCGCTGCGCACTGCCGAACAAGCCCGGCAGTGGCTCATCGACAACGGCCTGTCCGTTCCCGCGTTTGCGGAGTTGCATGGACTGGACCGGCACGCCGTCAACAATGCTCTGCGCAGCACCAGCAAGTGCCGGATCGGAAAGACCCACGATGCCGCCGTCGCGCTCGGCATGAAGGCCGCCAGTGATTCTCACACAGATTCACCCGTTTCCACCCGTATTCGCACGGTCAAGAAGACTGCCGGCAAAGCCCCGGTTAAGTCGAAGGTTGCGAAGAAGGCGCGGGGTAAGGCATGAGCGCCACAGTCGGCCAGCGCGCTGTGTTCTGCTGCCCTGCCTGCAATGCCCGGTTGGTAAAGCGCACCAGCGCGTTGCAACACCCGTTCCTGCGCACTGACGCCTATGTCTGCCCGAACCCCATGTGTGGGGCTACGTACACCGGCAGTTCCGAACTGACCAACGTGGCCAGCCCCAGCGGCCTGCCCAGCGCTCCGGCCTGCGAACTACCTCCGACACCGTGGTATCAGCGAACGATGTTGCAGACGCGCTGGAAGCAAGACCAAGGCGAACTGCAAACCGACTGGATCGACGCGATCGAGTCCTGTCCCCCTGACGGCGAACAGCCCTCGGTCTGATCCACCTTTCCCCTTCCACTACCAACAGACCTGGCGCCTTCTGGCGCCAGCCAGGGAGTGCTGCGCCTGTGATGCGCCACAAGACACAATTTGACGGCTGGTCCTCGGCAATGGAGCCGAGTTTCGTCACTGCTCCGGTGCGTATCGAGTACGTGCCCTATGCGCAGAAACAGCGAGACGCTGCCGAGCTTGGCGCACTGGTCAAAGCCCACATTGCACATGGCGGCGCCTATGAGGTGCTGCCTTCGCACACCGCTGCACAGGTGTGCGCATGAACCTGTCCGCAGCTGCAACCAATCTGCACACTTCTACACAGTTTTACTTGACTTCCCCAAGGACGGGGAGCAGGATTTGCCGCAAGGAGCGTAAGAACTCCGAGTCAACAGCGGTATCCGCGCCCGTCAGCATCGCGGTTTTTTTGCGCCTGCTTTTCGAGCGCACCGACGCTTTCCTGCGTCGGGAGGGCGGCAGCCATACAACACCCGCAAGGGGAAAACTGCCCGCCGGACTGTTGACCGGTTCTTACCCTCCCGACACCCTCGGTGCGTCGCGTAAGAACGTCTCGCCGAGGTTTCCAATCTCGTCAACAGGAGACGTCTCCGTGCCTCACGGTGCCCCTTCCACGCCCGGTAACCCTGCCGCGCGTCAGCTTTCGCTCGCCTTCGGCCTGATCGCCGACACCCTCGAATGGCCCCACGATGCGTATCAGGCATTCATTGCCCGCCTGCTCGCCGTCGGCGTGTGCCCGCTCGCAATCACCCTGGGTGACGTGCTAGCCGCCTACTACGCCACGTGTGCTGCCAACGGTAGCGCACCCAGCACCGACGGCAAGGCGGTGCACTGATGGCGCCCCCTTCCAACGTGGCCCTTCCTGAACCGGCTCTGCGACCTGTCATCGTGCTGGAAACGCAGATCCCCGGCTTCGGCCTGCGCGCTTCCTTCGACCAGCACAAGATTCTGTTTCTGGCCTTGGTACATATCGAGTCGGACACCGCAGCGACCTTCACCGCGCATCACTCACGGAACGTGATGCGAACCGCTAGCGGGGGAATCCAGATCGGAACCGTCGTCTACCTGCTCGCCAAGGGTGAGGCCGAGCGCTTCTTCCAGTGGCTGCGCACAGGCGAGAGCTACCCCGGCGGGGTGAACTGATGGCCCGCAACAACGGGCATACGCCTGTGCTGCCCGGTCCGGTGGATCGCGGCGACCAGGTCATCAGCCTTGCCGACTACCTGCGGCTGTGCCGTATCGCCGCAGCCGCCGAACTGCTGGCCAAGCTGCCCAGCGAGGCCGCGAAAATGCTTGAAATCGAGGCTGATCACACCTCAGCCGTCGCGCAATACATGGCCGAAGACCTCGCCGCGATCCTCGGCCGGTCCCGCCCCGCTGTCGAGTAACACCATCCCCGATCCCGGCAGCGCGCCAACGCCGCCGGGGTTGGTCAGGAGAGAACCATGCAACACCACCGCACCGCCGCTCTCGCGGCGAACGAAGGCTGAGCCGCCATGCAAGAAGAAATCCGCCAACAGGTACTGTCGCGCGTAGAGCGCGACTATGGCCTCAAGCACCGCAGCGGCACCCCGTACATGCGCGGGGGCAAGTGCCCCCACTGCGGCAAGAAGGAGCTATACACCAGCTACGAAAAGCCTTGGGTTCTGCGCTGCGGCCGACAGGCCAAGTGCGGCCAAGAGGTGCGCGTGCGCGACCTCTACGACGACCTGTTCGATGACTACTCCAAGGCCAACCCGCAGACGCCACAGGCGCCGCATGCAGCAGCCGATGCGTACCTGGCCACCGCCCGCGGATTCAGCGTCAAGCCGTTGAAGGGCCTCTACACCCAAGAGGACTACTACGACCGCGCAAAGCGCCAAGGCACGGCCACAGTCCGCTTCCACTTGGTGAAAGGAGGCTGGTGGGAACGTCTGATCGACCGCCCCCACCGATTCGGCAAGATGAAGGCCCGTTTTGCGCCAGGAGAGAGCTACGCCGGGGTGTGGTGGGGCGCGGCCGCTCAGGACCAACTGCGCACCGCCCGCGAAGTCTGGATCGTGGAGGGCATCTTCGACGCCATTGCCCTCCTGCAGCGTGGCATCTGCGCCGTTGCCGCCATGTCGAGCAACGCCTACCCCGAACTGTCGCTCAAGGAACTGAAAGCCGCGCGTCCGGGCGATCTGCCGGTGCTGGTGTGGGGGCTGGACAACGAGCCGGGCGCCCGCGCCTACACGGTCAAGCACGCGCGCCGGGCCGAGAAGCTCGGCTATCGGTGCATGGCTGCGCAGATCGAGCAGGTGGGCGACAAGAAAACCGACTGGAACGATCTGCACCTGCGCGCACAGGCGGCAGAGGACGGCGACGCACAGTGGCAGGCTGACCTCGATCTGGCACGCCACAACGGCGCCGTGCTGTTGGCGCGCACCGCCGTGGACAAGGGGCTGGTCATCTACCAGCGCGACCAGAAGACCGAGTTCCACATCGAGTTCGCCTCGCGCCTGTTCTGGTTCGAGTTCGACGCGGTGCGCTTCGACAAGATGATGCGGGAGAAGAACCCCGATGACGAAGAGGGAGCGGTCAGCGAAGAGACCGAAGCCAAGATCCGGCGCGCCTGTGCATCGGTGCAGCAGATCGCCAACTGCTACCCCGAAGCCCTCTACTTCCAGCGCCACGAAGCGACCGACGAAAGCTGGTACTACTTCCGCGTTGACTTCCCTCACGACGCACCGTCGGTCAAAGGCACCTTCACCGGCGCTCAGGTGGCCAGCGCTACCGAGTTCAAGAAGCGAATCATCAGCCTTGCGCAGGGCGCCGTGTTCAGCGGCAGCGGCCAGCAGTTGGACCGAATGATGGAAGACCAGCTGTTCAACATCAAAAAGGTCGATACGGTCGATTTCGTCGGCTACAGCCCTGACCACAAGGCGTACATCTTCCCCGACCTGGCCGTGCGTGCCGGCGAGGTGACCCTCGCCAATGCCGAGGACTATTTCGAGTTCAACAAGCTGCGTATCAAAACCACACAGAGGTCAATCCGCATGGACATTCAACGCGATCACGAAAACTATTCTGCCGACTGGCTCGGCTGGCTCTGGACGTGCTTTGGCACGCACGGCATTGTGGCCCTCACGTTCTGGTTTGGCTCGCTGTACGCCAATCAGATCCGCAGCAGTCACAAGTCCTTCCCGTTCTTGGAAGCCACGGGCGAGGCCGGCGCCGGCAAGACCACGCTGCTCAACTTCCTGTGGAAGCTGCTGGCCCGTGCGGACCATGAAGGCTTTGACCCCGCGAAGTCCACGAAGGCCGGTCGCGCCCGCGCCATGGGGCAGATTTCCGGCATGCCCATCGTGCTACTGGAAGCCGACCGCAGCGACAGCGGCGATAAGGCACACGCCAAGTCGTTCGAGTGGGACGAATTGAAGGACTACTACGGCGGCGGCACCCTGGCCACGCGCGGTGTGCGCAATGGAGGCAACGAAACCTACGAACCGCCGTTCCAAGGAACCATCGTCATCAGTCAGAATGCGCCGGTCGATGGCAGCGAGGCCATCCTGACGCGCATCGTCAAGCTGCATTTCAAGAAGCCGACCGCGACGACTGAGAGCCGGCAGGCCGCCGACAACCTCAATGCATTGCCGGTCGAGAAGCTCAGCTACTTCCTGCTCGCAGCGCTCAAGGCGGAAACCGCCGTGATGGAGAAGTTCGCCGAGCGCGTGCGCTTCTACGAAGCCAGGTTGCGCGAGGAAAAGGAGCTGCGTGTTGAACGCATCATCAAGAACCATGCGCAGATGCTCGCGCTCCTCGATGCACTGCGGCTGGTGGTGAACCTGCCGGAGAACATGGTGCGCGATACGCGGGACGCCCTGGTCAAGATGGCCACCGAACGTCAGGACGCCATCGGCGCCGATCACCGCATCGTCTCCGAATTCTGGGATGCGTTCGAGTACATCGAGATGCAGGCCAGTGGCGACAAACGCAGCGTGCTGAACCATTCGCGCGAAGAAAGCCGTATCGCCATCAACCTCAACGAGTTCATTCAGAGGGCCGGCTACTTCGGTCAGCAGGTGCCCGACATTGGCGACCTGCGACGGCTGCTGGTGGAGTCGAAGCGCCACAAGTTCATCAGCGCCAATACCGCAGTGAACAGCGCGATCCGTTCTACCCAAACGACCAGCACAACCGTGAAGTGCTGGGTGTTCCAGAAGTAAGACCCGCAGCAACAACAAAGGCCCGGCGGGGAGTGCGCCAACACCGCCCCCAAGGCCGTCCACCAACGAAGTTCAGGAGAGAACCATGCAACAGATGACAGGCAAAGCCATGACCACCCTCGCAAAGTCGCTGGATTCCAGCACCGGACCCGGAGCGGAGGCTATCACGGGTGTGCATAACCGTGTGAATGCAGGTAGCGGCGGCGAATCCGAAGCCAGCGCAACCATCACCCTGCATGTCACCCACAACCGCGTGATCGCTACGGCGATGCTGAACATGGGACCGGCCAAGATCGCGCAGTGCGTGTTCGAGCGCCGGAAAGGGAGCAGGAAGGGCTGGTCGCTGGTGAAGGGGACTGACTTCAACGACGAAACCAGCTGGATTTCGCCCGAGCTTGCTGACCTGGCCAGCCGCGTGCCCTTCCCCTACGAGGTGGCCAACATGCTGCCCGGCAAGCGGGCTACGGCCGCTGCCGTAGCGCAGGCGGCGCAGGAGGTGGCCAATGGCTGATTTCGTCGCCCTGTTGGCCATGTGCGTGCTGCTGCCCGTCGCCGGCGCCACCATGCTCAGGATGTGGCAGACGCGCCCGCCTCGGCGCCGTCATAGCGGCTTGGCCGTGGGCCAGATCCCTCAGGCGCTGCGCCGCCGCGCCCCCATGGCCCTTCGCCGCACCGGAGGTGCTGCATGAGCGCGTGCGACTGCATGGACAAGGTCGACCAGCGTCTGGCTGAGGCTGGCGCCAACACACAGCTGTCTCGTTCCTTCTTCCTAGGCGCCACCGTCAGTTCCACGGTGACCATCGCTACCAAGGCGGTGGAGAAGAAGCGCGGCCATTCGCCCTGGGCTGTCGCGCCCGCGTTCTGCCCGTTCTGTGGCGTGAAGCTGCCGAGCGAGGTGGCCAATGGCTGAGACTGTAAATATCTTTCCGAAAGAGGTTGGCGCCGTTTGGAAGTGCATTGCCTGTGGTTTACGCCATAACGTCAGCATCTATGTTGCGTTGCATATGCGGGAGGGTCTCAATCACAGCTGCGCGTGCGGCAGAAAGTCCGTAGTTCAGAACTGGACGGTTGCAGTGAGGGATGGCGCATGACACAGCAGCAGAAGACGCCGCCGCGAACCCTCCCCACCTGCCCCGAGGGTCACCCCGCGCGCTACATCCATGATCTACGCCGTGGGGGCGCGGGCGGTGGCCACCTCATTGAATGCCGTTGCAGCACTACCGCAAAGCACCCGTCGTTCGATCTGGCCTGGGCGCATTGGCACAAGCAACACGGCCTGCAGCTGACCGCTGCGGCGGTGGAGGAGCCATTACGGAGCAACGTGTTGCAGATGAAATTGTTTGCCGCTGGGAGAGGTTGAGCATGGCGCAGATCCTGCACTTCACCGATCTACAACGGATCTGCGCCCCTGATGGTCCGCCCCCCACACCCACAACGGTGGAGCGGTGGGCGGACAGTCAAGGGATTTTGTATAAGTACGACCGGCGCGGGCGCATCTGGACCACCGTCGAGGCCATCAACGCGGCCTTGGGTCTACCGGGCGCATCGGCGCTGCCACAGGCAACAACACTGCTGGAATTGGTCTGATGACACGCGGTCGGAAAAGGAAGTTCAACCCGGAGATCCCTGGTCATATCGACCAGGGATCGCTGCCACGCGGGGTGTATTGGGGCGAAGGCCGTTGGTACGTGCTCGACCCACATCCCGAAGGCATCGGGCAGAAGAAGGAAACGGTGGCCTCGCGGCGCGCCCGCCTTTCGGATCTGCACGCGATCATGGAGGCGCGAGCCGGCGGCAACGTTCGTGGAACCCTCGACTACCTGGTCGAGGTGTTCAAGCGGTCGAGCGAGTACATCGACCTGTCGAAGAAGTCGAAGCAGGGCTACGACTACTGCGCAGCAAAGGCGTGCACCTACCTCTTGCGCGATGGTCGCCCGCTGGGCCAACAGCGCATCGAGCATCTTTCGGTGCCGGTCCTGCAGCGAGTGGTGGAAACCTTGGCCACCGGCCGGCCTGCCATAGGTAGGCTGCCCCTGATCGCGGCAACACCGGCGGCAGCCAACCGCGTTGCCAGCTACCTGCGGCGTCTGTTCGCTTGGGGAATCCGGCATGGCCACTGCACGTCGAACCCTGCCGACGGCATACGCAAGGTGCGTGAGAAGCGCGACGCGCGCATGCCTGACCACGACGCGTTCGACGCGGTGCTGCGATTCGCGCGCGCGTGCGCCAGCCGGCAGGCGCATACCGCTGGCAGCTGCCCGCCCTATCTCCCTGCAGTCATGGTGCTGGCCTATGCGGTCCGCCTACGCGGCATTGAGGTGAACACTCTCACCGACGCCCACCTGCAGACTGAGGGTATTCGCAGCAATCGCCGAAAGGGTTCGCGCGACAACGTGACACTGTGGACCAAGGATCTGCGCGCGGCCGTGAAGTGGCTACAGTCCTACCGAGACGAACGGATGCGGGCTCATGGGCGGCCGGTACCGATCAAGCCTGAGCAACGATGCCTACTGGTTTCGGAGTCCGGCACCCCGCTCACGAAATCAGCCCTCGACAGCGCCTGGCAGCGCCTGGTCCGCCGCGCGGTTGCGGAGGACGTGATCGAGAAGGACCAGCGGTTCGCACTCCATGGCTTGAAACATCGGGGAATTACCGACAGCGAGGATAAGAGCGCTGGCGGCCACGTGACCGAGGCCATGCGTCAGCTGTACGACCATTCCGTACCGCTGGTGAAAGCGGCCGTGAAACCAAAAAAGAAGGGCTAATTTTACCGGCAATTTTACCGGTGGATGCCAAAAGGCCAGCGCAGTGCGCTGGCCTTTTTCGTTGAAACCCCTATTTTCAAGGCGTTTCGGCTCTTCCCGAGTGGTGCCGCTTATCCGAATCGAACGGATGACCTACTGTTTACAAGACAGTTGCTCTACCAACTGAGCTAAAGCGGCATGGGTGCATCACCGGCGGCAGCGCCGCGGTCCGGGGGATTCTAGCGCAACCGCGTGCATTCCAGCGACCGGCTCTGCGCCGCCCCGCTGCGCTGCTGGGCCTGGGCTGGCTGCGCGCCCGCCGCCAGCTGCCCTTCCAGCCACCACTGGCC